TTTTTTGAGTCTCGGTGAGGGGGGTGAGGGAGCAGGAGCTGCCGACGGCTGCTGCATAGGTCGGAGACGGATAGCCGACTTTGTTAACAAAATCATCACAAGAATCGTTAAAGATTTTTGCCAACTCTCTAGTCCGCTCTGCGGGGTAAAATCCCTTATAGGGGAGGAACTTAAGATAAGCTGAGCATTCTATCTCTATTGCTCGACGATTAAGTGAGAGGCCTTGGCCAATATTTTTATTGTCGAGATCATCATCTATTACCTTAAAATATTTTAAGAAATCGGTGTGGCCATATACTTTATAGAAATTGGCTTCCGAGCTATCCGGAATAGAAGCGCCCCTTATATCAAACATTCCCGGAGAGGAGTCATCAATATCTTTAAGCCAGTCAGATCCGTCTTCAATATATTTTTCAATATGCTCGCTTATTCTAAATTCCGGCACCAGTGAGTGGTCTTTGCCCTTTAGGCGTATAAACTCTGCATATTCTTCATATACTTGATATGGTTTCTTCCCAGCTTGCTCGGGAGCATCCCAATACGTATCTCCTCCCCACACCGGCATGACAACACCGACCGGCAGTTCCCCGCCGGAAGACGAGCCCATAGGGATACGCATGGCATATAGGGCAGCCGGCGCTGGAGATGTGCGCNNCCACTGGCTCTGGTCCGNGCCTTGAAGAGTATGTTTGATAAATCGACAATAATCATTTTGCAGCTCTCCCGCAGAATCAACGAAGACCGAATTTATGTACTCTGGATATGCTGGACGAGTGGTAAAATTATTGTGAGCATCTAGATGCCATACACTGGCCGAATAGATTGGGTACCCCAGAGAGTTTACTACCCCCGCGTCTTTCGAGCGAAGGGGCCGGGAATCATCCCATATATCCGAGATGCTATAGTCTGTTCGGGTTCGAACCCTATTCTGATAGGCGTTAACCTCGCGAGGATAAATTCTTTCTGTATATTGAACTAATGTATCAGAATTGTTTTTGTCTGCGTCTAGAGTAAAGTTAACGAGAGTCTTATAAGGCTGGTTGAGCGTAACATTTGGGATCTTGTTAAGTCGATTATTAAGCCCCTCGTTGGAGAAATAGTCTAAATTGTTTGCCCATGACACCCTAGCAATAACATTATTATCCACCCCCGGAGCACTACGAGAGTGATTATTGTATACAAACTCTAGTGCTTTGTGTCGACTGCTTATTGGCTGTTCGATGTATGAAGTGAAGGTATTGCCTTTGAGTGGATACACTCGAACTTGGTTGCGGGGCAGCGTTACGCCGCCCGAGGAATATTGAGGATATACGTAGGTAAATGGTTCTGGCTCATTTCTAACGACGACTAAATTCTTTTTTCTCAGACGTCTTGCAACCGGAGTCTGGCCGGCTCGAATTTGTTTCCACGTGGGCCAACCATAGGGCCCGTTGCGGTGAAGCATGAGGGAGTTAAAGACCGGGGCGCCGGCGAGACTAGCGAGGTTGGTGACCGAACAAAAAGAACGATTCCGATATTGGGGTTCCTTCGAGGAGAAGTCCGTCGGGACGAGAGGGGTGCCGAGAGGATACCCCAGATTGTGAGAGGAAATGTCCACCGGTTCGGAAATATTCCCGTTAATGCCGGCAAATGTGGTGGGATAAAAGTCAGATGCGGTGACTGGGGCGCCGAAGAGTACGGCGCCTTGGCCCACGATGTTTTGATCATACCCCAAGGTTCTAGGGAGGACTGTCGACCCCGAGGCCCAATGGACAGATCCAAACTGGCTTGCGCTAATTAAAGGCAAACTCTGAGCAAATCCGCCGCTTAGGGCCGAATAGCCAAACAGCTCGGTGCCAACATCCGGAGAAAGGCTAGCCGTAATCCAAGAATACTGCCGCGCCGAACGCGGAATTGGGTGGGTTACCCATCCGTTATCGTACACCACCCCTGTCACATAAGAGCCGTCGGCTAGCTGCTTTATCCGAGACCGGGGGTTTCGGTTTGTTTTCTGGTATGAAGGAACAGTAACATAGGTGTCCGCGGGAATTGTTCCATATGCCGCATCGTGACCAAACTGGCCACAGTGTAAAGTAAGCCGTTGGTTTCTTCCTCTGTTCTTGCCTATCTGATCTACAACCACTATTGCGGTGGCGATGGAGGGGTCTGCTGATGCTGATTCAGGAAAACCATAGTTTAGAATCGATAAGTTGTGATACGGCAAAACGTTATATACAGACTTCTCTTCATGAGCTGGATCCATATAGCCTCTCGACATCACCTCATAGCCCGAGCCGGCGAAACGATTTACAAAAACGGTTTGGTTAGAGTTCTTGCCAGATCTGTCAGGCAGAGCGAAGTTGTTTTCGTTGGCGGTAACCAAACAATCGCCAGCAGCGCCCATCTTGACGAGGGAAGGAGAACCTCCGGCAGCCAAATTTACAGTGCCCATCTGGTCGATGATGGTGCCAGCCGTATCGCCCGGGCCGTCGCCCATTCTCCACCACATTATAAGGTTGGATGCAACGCGGGGTGGACCATAATTAATCAGGTCTAACGTTGAATTGCCATAAATCGCCTTAATTTCATCGGCAAGCAAGTTAGTATTATAAAATGCCAGATCAGATATATAGCCCTCAAAAGCATGGGCGCCGGCATAGCCGATGCCGATACCGCCGAAGTAGGGTTCTAAATCGCCAGTTGGCTCCGCGGATGTTCGGGTTATTGCTACCGCTTCGCCATTAATATAGACGACAGGATGGTTTGTACTGGAATTACCATCGTAGGTTATAGCCACATGCACCCACTCGTTGCCGGTTGTAATCGCCGCATCAGTCTGCCAAATCCCATCGACGGGCCCCGTCCAATAAGCGGCAAAAGAGAAGGTGTTATCGGCATTGATCACAAAGTAACGATCAGATACATCCAATATAATGTAATTAAGCTCACCGGGATTGGTACAATTCAGCCAACAAGACCACGTTTCTTTCTTATTTGTGTTCATTGCCGCCGGAGCAGTAAAAACATAATAATTAAGACTATCGTCAATCGAGATGGCTTTTGTGTTTCTAACTCTGATGTTTTGTACTGCGTGACGATCTACAATCGGCAGCCGAGGGTATGGGCTTTGAGGATAAAGAGAGAAATCGAATGTCTGCTTTCTAAAGAAGAGATCATTTGATGATCGTGCATTGGTCGACACAACATCGTAGTTCTGGCTATAGTTCCCCGGGGAGTTCTTCTGAATGTTGCGTATATTGACTGGACGTTTGGTACCCACATTACGTGACATATTGCCCTTAGGTCGGTCGAAGAGATAAGGCGGAGAAACTGCTGGCGAATCTGGATCTGGATACTGAGGATCTACGATACCTAAGGCGCCGGAGGTGGTAGTGATTCCGTCGCAGCTGCCTAACAAGATCTTAAACCCTTCGGGCCGGTCGGCAGGAGAATCTAGATTGTTTGGTCCCGTTTTGGAGGAATCGAATTTGTTAATAGGAACATGGCGATGTTCTCGGCCGCCAACATACGTTTCGGGGAAGGGGCCCTGGAGCGGGACTTCGTGAGTCACACCATATACATCATGATGTAAATTGGTAATCATTACGCCGGGTGTGAACTTCTCCACAACCTGCTTGTTATAACCCGTCGTAACGGAGCTACTGTACAAACTAAACGGCGCCAGCAGGCTTCCCTTCGCAAATTCGTAAGTAGCGCTGCCAGACAAGTCCTTGTTGATTCTAGCGTTGATCCCCCACCCGATGCGGCGCTTAGGGGTTAACTCTAAATCATCCACCACATCCACAAACCGTTCTACATCCTCATCGAATGCGAGCATAATGTTGGCCGGCAGATTTGTTCCCTCTACGAGAGGGCCTGCAGGCCGTGTGGCTGTAAATACGTAATTGTACTTCTTGTTGGGGTGATAATTAGGGCCGCTATGTATAATATGAGGCGGAGATAGCTGTTGTATTCCAGCACGTGCTTCAAATCTATAAGGAACCTTTATTTCTCGTTCATATTCATAATCACTATCCTCAAAGATTCTCTGCCTTCTCCAGTCTAGTTCGTAATTTCCAGTGCGAAGCTTGGTTTTTTCTCGGCTAGCTCTCGTCTTCCACCAGTGGGCGTTTTTATTCTCCGCTCCATCAATAGGGTGGTGATTATAGCGCCAGCCGGGAGAAGCATTCAAAATCGTATTAAAAGATCCCTCTATATCTGCGTCCATAGTGTCTATGGTCGGGAACTTGGATTGATATTTGTTTCTTTCAAAGATATGGCTTTCAATAATGGTTCGGATGTTTCCGGCCACGTCGGCTGAAATCGGAACAAGCTGTTGTAACATTAAAGAAAGAGAACTGTCGAACCACTTATAAAACTCATAAAATTTATCAAAATCAATTCTATCGTTCTCTACATTCAAGAAGAAGGCGTGACGCATCTTGCCGAGAGCCTTATATTCTATTCTATATCGATTAACTGGTTCACCTATTAGGGTGTGCATGTCCCGCATAGACGCAAAATAATTTATCATCTCTTCAGAAATAACCTGATAGGGGCTCTTCTCAAATGCAAAATAGAATGTAACAGGTCTAGTTGTACGCCCAAAAGCCTCTTGTTCCTCTTGTGAAAGAACCGAAATCATGTCCTTGGACTGTAAGTTCTCGGGTAAGTTTTGCTTCGTGTTGGTAATATAATCTTTATCTATTGCCTTGATAGAGTTCGCCGGAAAGAAGTCTCCTCGACCTGGGTGTTGATTAAGAAGAATAGGGCCGAGCCAATCGTACTGGGATGTGGCTAACTGAGTAGAGCCGGACGAGAAGTCGGCTACCCCGAACTGGCCAGATGCGTTCGAGCCCGTATTCTGATTAAAGTTCCAATTTAATACTAACGTATCAAGTTGTGGGATTTCTCCGAATGAGGCGCTGGGGTGAAATGGAAACGCGTACCACTGCGGATTCGGTGTTCCGTAGTTGTGAATGTCTTGGGCGTGTTCTAGAAGAGTTTTATTATCTAGATATGTTAACCAGCTGCGCGCGGTGCCCACCTTAACATCAGAACGCTGTAGGAGTGAGCCGGTAAAGTCTTGTCGATGGGCGCCGACGAAGAGACGCCGGGAGCCGCTAACGAACGCCGGCGGTGGCGATGAAATCGAAGAGCTGAGCGTAAACGTATTGAGTACAACCCCATCTTGAGTGTTGGTACCTCGTAATTCGACGATATAATCGCCGTTCACCGAACTAGTAATCCAGTTTTCGTAAGGATATTTTTCAGGCTTAATACGTACAGCCAAGTTCCACTTAGTATTGTTGTAGGTATCCTCGTATAAATCACTAACCAGGGTGGGCGGCATGAAGCCCCCGGCTGTTCCCGTCAGCACAAATCGAACATTTGGAGATCTTAATTCATCTCGGACTGCAAAAACCTGGAAATTTACCGCATCTGGAGTTGCCCATGTGGTGTCTTCACTGCCGGAAGCGTCACCGTGAATTCCGAAGACAGAGGCTGTTATGAAATTGGTATCGATGTAGTTTTCTTGATCTGGGGGCGCTTTTCGGGGGAACAACACATCAACTTCCGTGGTAAAAGCAAAACCACCAGTCAGATTAGTAGAGCCGGCTATAAACGCTACGGAATTGGCATCACTAGAAGCCGAACTCTGGTAGATGGTGGCGCCTAGATTATCTTTTGTATTAAAGTTGACGAATCTCTTCGAAGTAACAACATTTCGTGAGTTATCTAGAAGTTCATACTCTATGTTGTTAGCATATAGGCTTAATTTGATTAGCTCGTCGTCAATTCCGTAGCAGCGAATTAAATTACGAAAAGCTTTTTCAGTTCCTTTGGATTTATAAATATAAGTTAGATTATTATAAATGTTCTGATAGATTGTATTCTTAATATCATTAAGTGACTTTTCATACAGATGCTTCTCGCTGCGATCTGCCAGCTTCTCTAGCACATCTGCATCTAGGAACATTTCAGGAGTCATAAGACCCATAGATTCTAATAATTTGTTGGCAAACGGAAGAGGTTTCTGACTATCTCCGTAATAAACCACATCTTTGAGTGAATTGACAGAATCAATCTGAAGTTGTAACGTATCAAAGTAGCTAGCCAATATTTGAGTTAACTTCCTAAGTTCTCCAGCACTCTCGTCATCTTCCTCTTGAACCCATCCGGGAATAGAATTGTAGATGGACGTATTGTTGCGAACATCATGATAGGATCCAGTAGCTTCTAGCTGTGTCTTCAGCGATACAACTTCAGGATGGAAGGAGTATATAATAGGATCTTTAAATTCTTTTACAGCCGCTTTAGAAATTACTATAGCAGAATCCGTATTCCTGGAATTTTCACCGTAGCCCGTCCAAGCGCCATTGGAAACTCGGCCTGCGTAGTCCAAGACGGTACTATCCGCGGATTCGACCCCGGTGATTCCTTCATTGAACTTAAAGTAAACTCCAAGATCTGTGTTCACTAGGTTAGTTTCGTGTGAATCGGGGGCTGGATCTGTGTTGGTACCACCCCCAACCTGCGATATCCAATATCTTCCTATGTCCTTAGAACTTCTCTGAGTTTTCCAGTACCTGAACTCATCCATGGATGCGGAGAGTTTCCCGGCGCCGGTCCAAGCGAAGGCCGATTCTTCGGGCGTACCGGGGCCCACGGTCCCCGAGGGGCCAATAATTAGTGCACCGATATGTCCCTTGAGGGCACCCCCAATATTATTTATACCGGCGACACCAAGCGTATTTTCCGCGTGTAGGGCGCCGTCGACATAGAATTTTGTTAGCACCCCTGCGCTAGCAGATTTTACAGTTACCGCATAGTGGTGCCAATTGCCATCCGCTATAGAGGCAGTCGTGAAAGCGGAGCCAACGACAACAGGTTCCCACTGGAACCCGGTTGCACCAGACATCACTGTGAGTAAGAGCGGCCCCTCGCCTCCAGGTGTTGTGGAAGAGGACAACTCTAATCTAAAACGGCCGTATGAATCGCTAGAAGATAGCTCATTATTCCAGAGGTCAAAAACAACCTCCTTCTCTGTTAAGCTTGCGTCAAAGCTGTCTTTTTTGAGCCAAAACTCAACCGTAGCTCCATTGTTTTCCAGATCGAACTGCAGGTTCGAAACTCTATTTTTATCTGGGTCCCAATAGTTTGATCCAGTAAACTGAAGCGCTATGGGGCTCATTCCTCCCGGATTTACATTGGGCCCGCCAATAAATGATATGTACTCTTGAGAGGAGGGCATCCCGTAGCCGCCTGTCGTGGCAGTCTGGGTGCCCCAACCGTCGGCTGATAAAATTACGTACCCGTTCGTGCGAGGATAGCGCTGCTCAAAAAGATATAGATCTAAGTAATTGGAATCATTTTCCCACTCTAACCTCTCTTTGAGTGAGCCGTCGTAGGGGTATGTACTGTAAACTCTTTTTATAGACTGTTGATAATACTCGGTAGCTGATCCGTAGCGAGCAAACGCGCTTGGTCTCGAATAATCGGTGCGAGGAATAAACCTCTCTTCTTTGATTATGTCCTGTTCGTGATACCCTACAGACTCTACTTCCGCAGCTATTTGCTCTTCGCTCTTGTTAGAAATATTTTGAAGATTTTCTAACTGGCGTCTGTATGTATCCTTTAAGCTCATAGTTGTTTTACTCTTCTATTCTGAATTTAAATATTTCCGGTTGCTCGACCCACGAGCCAATGCTATCATTATAGTAAGCAAGTTTAATCCCATACATATAATCCGCTTCTAGCAGCGACATGTCTAAATCAAAATAATTTCCGTCTACATCATAAGACATATAAGTGCTCAAGTCACTTCCTGTTCCATATGATACCACATCCAGCTCGTCTGTTAATCTCATTATTTTATAAGATGCGCTAGCTATACATTCATTTGGAATTGTGTTCGTCGCAACAACATACATGTTGGGATCCCAATTCCTCTGTCGTATGAAGAATCTGAAGCGCGCAGTCTCTTCTCTGGAGTAGTTCGCCTTTAGATTGGTTAGCGCTGTTACATAATTAAAGGTTGGCGCACTCTGATATACGGGAAATATTTCTGGAGAAAAGGATCCTGTAATCAACTCCTCGCCGCTATCAACGTCTCTCCAAACGTCATTAATGGCAGCAAGAGGTGTGGCGGCCGCTGTTAGGGCCATCGTAACTCCGTATATGCCGGTAGAAATATGCGCCGCATTAACCGTTGTGGCGCCAGGAAACGCAGTAAGGAGAGCAGAACCCGCGGGGGCACCAGCCGAGCTAGAATAAAAGCTAACTCCCAGGTTCCCGCCGTAGTCCACAAGGCGGCCGCGAATATAATTGTAAAAATACAAAGTGTTTAAGTTATCCGCAGCTGGCGCCAGAGAACTACTATAGTAAAAGGCGCATCGATCATCCTGTACTCGCGAGTCCCATCGAGCCTCTATTACTGGACGCTTATAAAAAAATTCCGAAGACCTGGCGAAGAACTTCTTGAGATAATAAGACTGAGAAGCTCCCGCAAGCGAAGACGACAGCTGCACCCCTACACCACAATTTCCGCTAGTATAGGTCCCAGCTATCCAGTCTTCTACAGCAGTCGAGATATCAAGTGTTAAATCTTCCCAGCCGTTGGGGAAATCCACATCATATGAAGGGGTAGACAAATAATCACCGCCGGCAGCAGTCCATGGGCCTGTAGAACCATGACGAATCCAATTAGAGCCAATACCATTGTATGTAAGGTCTTTATATTCATCCATGTCTAGACCGCTGCCCTCTTGCCAAGATTGAGAAATGGGTGATACCGTAAGTGTGAAGTCTCTTGCCAAAGTGAATGGGTGTTTCGCATTAAACATTTTAAGATAGAAGCTAACAGAGCCGGGATCCGGGAGAATATTAGCAGCCCTATCGGCTATAATATCTTGTACAGGAAATTGTATTAAAATTCTTGATTCTTCGGAACTTTGTCCGGCGCTTGAGGACGTCTGGCCATAAATAGAAAACACCGCCAAACTATCGGCCGCTCCCATATTAGATCCGGTCCCCCTTAAAACCAAATTGGCCTCAAAGGCATTTGTTATGGTGGTGTCGGCATCCGCTGTATATCTTTTAATGGCCATTATGTGATTGATCCCTGAATATCTACATTGGGGTATTTCAACTCAAATATAACCGACGGATCTCCAACTATATAACGACCGTCGTTAGATAGTTTTGCTTCGAAATCGTATCCAGTCGATGAATAAATGCCGCCCGTTTTGCTAACTATCTGAACATCCAACACGTCTACTACTCCTTTAACGCCATTCAATACCTTATAAATATCTGTAATATATACCGGCTCACCGATATCACGAGTTCTGGAAAAGTGCGCAGTTAGGGCAGAATTGGCATTTTTTAGCACTGTATATTTATTTGAGTCATAGTCTGATATTAGCCGATACTCCACGCCAAAGTTGACTATGATGGCATCTAATATATCAAGTGTATCATTTATCATTTTGTATTGGGCCAACCACGTACTAAGGTTGGTTTTGATAATGGAGTTGGTAGTGGTAAGTCGACCGGTCGTTGTATCTTCAGAAATAACATACATGTTGACGTTTCTTTTAAACTCCGTAAAGTCCCTCGCCACAGAACACCGTTTTACAGATCCGAAATAGACGGGCATGCCATAAATGACAGCCTGATAATCCTGTGCTGTTACCGCGCGGTTTTGTGCCGAATAATGAGAAATTACCCGTTGGCGGATTTCATCAGAGGATGGCAAAGATATATCCCCTGTAATTAGGTTTTCGTTGGTTACCTCAAGGCTCGCAGCCACCTCTCGTCTGGTAGTGGAATTCAAGGCGCCCTGGTTTGAAAATTTTATCTGCGGGGATAAGACCTGTACAACAGTGTCCACCGCCGCATTAACATCGCGAGTTGTATTAACTCTGTAGGAGATCGTTAATGTGGTATCAGCCGGAGCAATTCCAAATTTATCACTTTCTATTAATCTCGTTGGATCAAAATCATCTTCAGTAATATAATCTTTTCCATGAAGCTTTAAAACCACATTAGATGGATCAGCTATCGATTCCGCAAGCAGCTCTGAGTCAGATCCGTACCCAAACTGCAAGTAAGTGGCGCGCTTGCTCCTCTCAACTGTAAATCGGCGGGCGACCGGCACCGCTTTCAGTATGGAGGGTACCGTATCACTAAACGCTTGAGTATTCCGAATTGCCTTATAAACTACGTTCTGAGAGAGATTATTAACCTCTACGTACTCATGGCCCTCGGAATCAGTTACTGATATAATCTCTGCGACCTGGTCAGATGAAAGAAATACTTTTCTAAAACGCTCATAGGTTCCAACAATTTTGGTTTCTCGTGCTAGCCGTCCAGAAACCGCGCGCCCCTGGGCACGTATAACATAAGATGCGGGCGCTTCATTAACTATCACGCCGGCCACCATCTGATTAGCGGGGTTGGAAAAAGTAATATCTTCAAGAAGGGTGAAAAGGCCACCGCCGCTCGAACCAAACTGAGAGCCGGCTTGTAGAGTGGGTGCGTACGCCAAATCTGGTCCGTCTTCCGAGGTGGAAGCCGGAACGCTGATATAAAAAGTCAGAACCCCATAAGACGAGGGGCTGGAGTTTAACTTAAACCCGAGTTGCCTCGCAAGACGTACTATGTTACTATATTCTATAGCGCTGTCTAAAAAGCTTTCATTGGTCTGATAATCTATATAAAAGGAAAGAATATCCCCTATATAGGAAACGGTGTCCAACATCAAAGAGCCAAAACTGGCTTCATTAAAGTCTCGATACGAATCGGGATAATAGCGCTTAGCGTAATTTTCTAAGTCACGCCTGATACTATCAAAGTCTCTACTTGTGTAGTTAATCGGTTGCAGTTTTTTTGGCATCTATTAAAATTCCTAATTAATTTCAATAATTAGTTTCCGTTTGCATTAATCTGCAACAGAGAACTCATGTTAAGTGGCAGTATTATAAAAGAAACATTGACTCCCAAATAGTGAGGATCAACGGCTGACTCCAAAGCGGATGTTAAAAACTCAATTTTATCTATTCCTATGTATGGAAGATACTTTTTAACTTGCTGCTCAATTCTACTTTGTATCTCTGAGTATACAAACTTCGTATTCGCTTCAAATAAGTATCTCTGCATTCCAACACCAAACTCCGGATCCATCATTCTCTCGCCCGGATTGGTTAACAAAAGCATCTTCAGGTTTTGTCGCGCGATCTCTGCAAACGTGGTGTTTAATCTGTACGTACCAAAAATAGGACTCTGTTGAAGCGGAAGAGCCACCGATAAACCATTAGCCATTATATACCCTCTTAATAATTAGAGACTTAAACAACATTAGGCATCAGAATCTTAGTCGTCGCGCTGCGCAGTGAACGGTACGCAGCCAGTATCTTCTTCGCCTTCGACAACAGCTTCTACATCAATACAGAATTCGTCTGTTTCGCCGGCTGGGGCGGCGAAGGCATCGTCAATACCTCTGTCAATCTCGTTTTTAAGTAATCCATATATAAGATAGAAAATTCCCAGAGGGCCCGGAGGGGCCATAAACATGCCGGGAATGGTCCCAGTAAACTGGATTCCTTTTGTCGTAAAGGTGGGCCACGGATTAATGTCTTGACACAACATCTCTGACATTTCTGCCGCGGCGTCAGACATGGGCCCCCCCTCCTTCTTTATTGCTTCATTCATGGTGCAGAAAAGAACTTCTACTAGTTTCTCCACATCAATGTCAAGCTGTGCTAGGCCCGGGACGGCGCCAAATGCTGACTCTAAAACCTCAATAAACTGTGTTATCACCATACCACTTATATCTTTTATCATTTTGGTTATAACAACATGTGGATCCATTATCTCGGCTAAGCCCTTAAGGATATCAAAAGGAGTTTGGATTATAGCTTTTATGATATAGGCCGCCACGTTGGGATCGTCACTACCTCCCCCCTGACCTTGATTAGCTAAAGCATTCTGTATTTGAGCGATGCCGGCTGCACCAGCGTCTGGCTGGAGGCCGCGGCCTTGCTGTATTTGCATCATTAGTGCGGCCACCGATTCCTTGCAGGACTTAAAGATCGTATCGATTCCCCTAAAGTGTGATTTTGTTAGATAAAAATTATTAAACAAGAGGGTAGACAGAATAACATCTTTGCTCAGACTCTTATTAAACAGTGCTTTCACAACCTCGTCATTCATGATGATCTCGACATCTCCATCTAAGAAATCCTTTTCTGCCAAAGACCTTATCAACGATAATCCACCCGTTGTGGGGGCGCCCCAGTACCGCCTGGGAGCGCTCGAATCAGTATCAAGACGCATACTGTTGGGTAGATTTACCCCCGACTCAACTTCTAAAATGGGAATTCCTATCGTCATGTTCTGTCTCGATGCAGGCGCGGCGACGGCGTGCGACATCGATGCGTCCCCTCCGCCGGGGCCCACCAAGAACGGAACAAATGAAGCTTGGTCGTTGATAAGGGTATCGAGCGTGTCTCTCACTATGGCGTCATCTCCGTCACGAGCATCGAGGAAGAAAAGCCCGATCGTGTCCATTATTTCTTGGTTTTTAGTTGCCGAGTCCGCGAAAATTATTTCGCCGGCGGAGTTGGCGGAATACTCGGCTCGAGTTTGCATCGGAACATAATATACCAATCGATAATATAACGTTGGATTACCCAGAATGGTCATGTTATCCGTAACCGCGGGGTCGTCTAAAACTCTAATTAGCTTGTCCAATGAAACAAAGTTTTGTGTTATTGATGAATCGGTGTGATAGGCCGAGCCGATCTTAAAGGTGTCGTTAGCTACCCAATTGCCCCCTGCAATGGTTCCCAGCTCCTTGTCCACCCTTAGGTGTACATCTGGATTTGTCTCAGAGCCTCCGTAATATCCGGATGTATGCGGTGTGAATCTAATTATTTTCTCAAATCTAAATCCTCCATAGGCAATAATTTGAGCATCTTCCTCGGTAAACCCAAGATCCCGATCACCTGGCGATGCTACTAGATATCGACTAGTAGAACTAAGTCCCCAATCGGCTCCTAGGCCTTTCAAAAATGGTTTAGAAATGCCAATTCCCGCCTTCAAAAAGACTTCGTCGACAGACCCAAGTGAACATTGGGAGATAATTTTAGATACAGCTGGGGCGGATTCCTTCATCCTTTTAGCCAGAAGATATCTAATGCTAGCTTCGTAGGTTCCCAAATCGCCTTCTGACATTCCCAAAGATGACAGAATCTCACCATCGATAGGAGCGCCGCCGTCGCGTATAATTTTTCTGCTAACATGCTCCACTACCGCATCTTGAAAATTCGTTTCAAACAAATTATACTGGGCCCCTGAGGCACTTATCCCCTGCAAAAAAGTAGCAATCGTATTTTGTATGGAGGAAGAAATATATGCCATCACCAATTCTAGTTCGTACAGCCCGTCTAAATCAAATGCCGACAAAACAAACACATTTTGTAAATAAAACTCAACCAGATGCACTTGTAAAAATAGTTCTATAGCTCCGTACACAAGCGAATTAATCAAAACCTCGTCTTGACTAAGACCGTCGTAGCAAATAGCATCTACATATTCATCCTGCACTTCACGAACAAGCTTTTTGAAATCTAGTAGATCTCCCAACTGTTCTGTAGCATCGTTAGCACTCTCCGGAACCACTAGGATCTTAAGTACTCTATCAAGTGTAAATGCACCATTTTTCACTATGTAAGCACTCATTTGCTTCATAGTTCCGGCCATGGCTGCATAATAATATTGGTGTTCTAGGTTGTTATAGAATTCGGCCAAGATGCCGGAGGTGTATTCGCCGCCGGCGGCTGTGACCCTCGCGGCCGCGGCTAGGTCACTATTCCCGTGTTCTAGCAGATTTTTCGCGAACGCTGAGTGGATTATGTCAGCAAAAAGGCCGCGCGCTGGATTGGCGTCGCGTTCTGCGATTCTATCTGGAGAAATTACCGATCCGTGCGCGGATTGGTTCACGGCATACAATTCTGTTGCAGTAGTCGTCTGAAGTCCCTGACGCCCCTCTATAAAAGGAATCTCTCCACGAAAGGCCACAGGGGCGCTGGCAACAAATATATTCTGGTTATTTTCTGTTACTTCTTGAAAACTCGGGAAATGAATGCTCTCATACTTTTGAATCGCATATTCTTTCCGGAACAGGAATTTTATTCCAGTTCCGGGAGAGAAGCCGGCAGAGCGGCCGCCTATCCCTTCGGGTGCACCGAACATCGTAGACCGCCCAATGTGAGCAATTGGCTGAGGGCCACCGCCACCCGGGTCGGGAGGTCGGGGGACATACTCAAATGGAATATTTGCGATCCACCAGACCTCGCCGTAGTCCCATTCGCCGGCCAAAATGGAGTCGTCTGGATTGGCAAGGCGCCATGGCGAGAACAGCGTTTGATATATTTTCCACACTCTCTCGTCTGCGCGTATTTCTGCTTGCGTCGCTGTGGCCCAGCGCTCTGGGGCACGGTACATATCCCACCAGCCTTGCTGGTAGCCATCCACCTCCGGTTGGGGACCTGTGGGCCCATACCCCGGACCTAATAGCTGTTTATTGTCAAACCCGGGGAGCGCGCCACGCGTATCAGCCGGGAGGGCTAAGGTCGACCGCATCCACCAATCAGGCCCTTGTTCCTCATCGCGCTCAATTCTTTGCTCGGCCCAAAGCTTAAACCACTGATACCACGAATAGCCCTCGGTAGACCACCAGTCCTGCTGGCCTTCCTCCCACCAAAGGTCACCTTGCCGGTTTCCCTTCAGCCACTCTTCAAAGTGCCTCGATTGTCCTANCATATTAGAGTTACCATGATTGAATTCCCANTCCTCTATGGCTTCTAACTCTTCTTGCATCTGAGCTGCATTTGCATTGGCCTGATATCCCTCAGCTGGGAGTGCGAAGGTGGTCGTGTATCGAGTCCGGGCCATGGCGGCGTGCTGCGCGGCGTCGGCAGCATTCTGCAGAGCGTGCATATCGTAGTTCTCGTGCGGTTCGCCGGTGCCGCCTTCGTCGCGGTCGTCGTAGTTAGGGGTGCCGTCGCCGTCGTCGTCTCCATCGTCGAGCGTATACGTGAATGGCGGTCCCTCCGCTTCTACATGAAAAGCTGGAGATTGATAGGCTGTGTTGAAATTGTACAAATAGTTGCCATTATAGAGTTCAGTCTTGATAGCCGTAGGAATAAATTCTAAGAAATCCTCTTTATAACCCTCTGGAAAGTCGAGTCTCAACTGCGCCGCGGCCAAATCGCTTGCGTTCGAGCCCAACTGTGCGGACATGTCTCCCAAAGCCGAGAAATCAAAGTTTTCTATGACATCTTGAAATGTTGCCAATACCTCGGCTAGATCGTCTGTTCCTCGGAATATTTCTCCCAAGGTGATACCGCATGCATCGGACGCAGCGTTAAGGTCTGTTGACACTACTTCCTGGATGCCCTCACTGATCATAGCAATAATATCACCGGGAGTGGCGCCAGCTCCGCCGCGAGCCTCGGAGGCCGGCATTGAACCTGACTCGCTTAAGCAAGCCTCTAACAAAGCATTCGCTGTAGCATTCTGTCCCAACTGCGATCTCAAAAGAACCGCCTTCGTGCCGTCGGCCGCGAAATAAAAGCTGGCGGCTATTGACTCTATTAGAGCGCTCATTAACTGTGGGATCGATCGATCAACAAAGGGGTTGGGAATATAGTTCTCGGAGTCGGGGCACTGTAAGTTGATCTCTGGCATTTCCACCGCGATGCCATCCTTGAGCATATCGAGAAGAGTGTTAACATTATGTTGACCCACAGCATCTAAAATGTCCCCACCTGTAATACAAATTTCCTCTGCGTTGGGGATTATATCGCGCTCGGCAGCTTCCCGACAAAGATCGTTTACATCGAGTTGGTCCCCTATACATAAAAAGAAGGCGGCTATTTCAGAGGGCGACCCAAGAGCGTTTTGTATTGTAGCGCTAGAATAATTTTGAATGAAATTTTGGACCGCGGACATAACCGCGGCCGAGGCTGACCCCGTCAAAAGCTGGCATGCCTCGATCGGGGTCAAGATTTGAGATACCTGGGAAAGAAAATTGTTCCCTGACGTTGGAGGTAAGCCGAATTCAGAAAAACAACCATTAGGCCCAGAACCATCACCAAGTAGTCCAGTACCGCCGGCCGGCTTATCTTGTAATAGGCTAGCAAGGTCTATGTCGCCAAAATTGCCGGTATCGCGAGCTTCACATTGTTCGCGAATTAATTCTGTAACGGCTTCAAGGATCCCTCGTACTGCGCCGAAGACGGCATCCAAAAGAGCCTTCTTGATCATCGGCTGAATGTTTCCCGTAATCTTAAAAATTTCCCACTTCATGTCCACTTTAGGAATATCAAAGCCCACAAGGGCGCCTGTCTTTGGCTTACTAAAAAGTCCATCGCCAGCGGAAAGCATATCTCTTATGTCAGAATAAAGATCGGGTATACTAAAATCAACTCCGAAGAGCATACAAAGGAGCCCCTCCTTTACAAGAGAATCAATCCCTATCCGATTGATGATCATCGTGAATATTTGAAAACCTTCGGTACCCTGTAACTCGCGCAACTTCTTGCCAACTTCTTTAGAGACCTCTTGGGCGGCCTTGTCGACCTTTTTCATCTGTTGTTCGAGAATTTCGGCCGCCTCTTTGGGAGTTATAACCTTTTCTTGTTTCTCTTTCTCCTCCGGAGTCAGACCAAGTTCTGCGTTTGGGGGGCCATCTGGATCCACCCCAGTAGCAGTGCCGGTTGCGGCTGCCGTTCCTTGGGTGGCGGTAGCAGCCGCGGTAGCGCCGGCATCGGCGGTTCGGGACGGGCCCGAATAATTAATTTTGTATTTAGTCGGACCTCGCGAGGATACGTTTTTTATAAAATTAATAAAATCGGCGTAAGAGTCTTGATCAGAATCTCGAATTTTTAGTTTTATTAATAATTCTTCAAAAGATGCCAAATAGAAATTAGTTTGTTTCGAGGTCAACGGTATGGTGTCTAAAGCTGCCAACAGGCCCCGAGGAAGAGAGAGATATCGTCCCTGGGGGGTTATCGCTTTGATGTCTACGATAGAATATTTATCATTAAAATCGACTTTAAACGCGGTGCCTGAATATGTTCCTATATTAATATCGTTTTGAGACGCCAGGCTTAAAATAGTTTGAATTGAATCCGATATAAGATCGAACTCTTTTGAAAAGTCTATGGAAGGCTTAACTTGTCCATTAAAAAAACGATATTGTTTCTGATATTTAGCGAAGGTGTCTCCGATCAATTGCAAGTTCTGACCAATTGTGTCCACCGAAAAAGTCATAGATCTTATACTAGGAGAGAGGGTGGGATTTGGTCTAGTGGTCAGATAATACGCTAAGGCTTGGTCGATAGAGGCCGACGGCGCATCCACAGGTGGCCGCACCTCAACAAACGCTTTCGGAGATGTCAAATCAACCGAGCACACTACCAAAACACGAAGCCCCATCTTCGGGCGCCCATTGAAATCAATAGCCGCCACCGTTAATTTATCTATTAAATTATTAAAAAGTTGACTTCCCTGTGTTATTTCACCAACTTCCTGTGGCGCAACCGCTTGGTACCAAGAGCCTGGAAAATAATAACGCATAATAGCAAGGGCGCCCTGTTCAAGAATGGCCTCGGTGTTTTGTTCAATTTCATCTTTTGTGGTATACTGTGTCTGTACTGCTACTTTTGATTTATTAAACTGCGTATAAGCAACACCAGTTTCTTTGCTCGTCCATTTGCTTATTATCTTGGGTGTGCGTGCCATAATATTAATTCGTGTGGTTGTTGGTACTATTTATGTAAGTGCTGTCTTTTCCTGGCAGAGGAAGTTCTAAATAATTCATTGAAATTCCAACTGAATTCATCATGTGGTTCTGGGCGCCCAGTTCTACGTTTCTAACAGTATCGATCAAAAATTGGGTAGCCTGTCGAATCACTTGTGGATCCGGGCTCGTAGCCGCTCCGTAAAATGGAGAATAGTGGCTATGCGTCATTAACGTTCGATTCAGATCTTTTTGATAGCTAACAAAGTTATTAAATAGGTCGCGAAGATCGTCAATTAGTTTTAATATTTCTTTAAGTGCCTCTATCAAATTGTTACCCTTCACAAGCGGCTGCATGTCCTCATCATTGTTATTTGCTATCAAGTCAATACCGGGAGAGCCATGTACAACACCGCCTTGAGAATTTTGAGTATCCGTATTGGTCACCAGCTTGATCCCTTCTCGGCCAATGATTCGAATAGTGTCGGCTTTGAGAGCGACAGTGGACCGAGGNGATTCATATGATGTATTCCCTACTGTGCCNGCTGCCAGGCCAAAATATGCATCCACATTTGACTTTTGAGAAATATATACGCGCGCAGCGTCGGCAATAAAACCAACGTTGGTCCACACCGGCTTCGGAAAAGGTTTGCTATCATCTCTGCTTCTAGCGCGGGCGCCCATGCGGCCGGCAACAATATCAATCGCCGCACAATGAGTGTTTCCCAGTCCACCATAGCCCTCAAACGGATTACCACTTCGGTCGACCCCCAAAACAATAAAGGCATTTCCATTGTCTAAAACTTTTTCTGCAGGCGTCTTAATAAATTTGGGGACGTCTACGCCGCGGCGCTTGGAACCTCCAATACCCGAAAAAGCAATCTGATCCGGCAAAGACATCTTCTCAAATGACTCGGCCTCAAGTGGATCTCCCAAATCTATAGCTGGCTTTTGTTGCACGGGCCCCAAGGACGACGCGCCGGGAGCGGGGGGCCCCGAACTGGGGAGGCCTGGAGGGTCGGGCAGACCANGCGCNCCGGCTGCGGCGGTAATCGCCCCGGGTGACATCGCAGGATTAGCAGAACCAGGATCCTGCTGAGAGGTTAAATATTCCTCGTACTGTTCCAGCTGCCGATCATATTGATCGAGATCCATGGCGTAGTTATTATAACTTTCTCTACGCTCATCTCCCAGTTCGCCATAAAGAATCTCACCATCGGGAGAAGATGGATCGGGGGGAATAATCGGGGGGCCCGAAGTAGGGTCATAATAAGCTAGAGATTGTGCTATCTCGGCTGATGTTCTAGTGGGGTCGTCGGCCATTTCTATCCTCTTTCTGTCTGTAATATTCTTTTAACGTTGGCATCATATATAATTATCTTCTTGTTGAACTTTTAACGCGAGTTCATCATCTGCTCTTCTTCTATCACTTTAGACCTGGGATGCCCATCTCGCGAAGACGGCGCGCAATTTCCTTGTGGCCTGCCTCACTGGGATGTAAGCCATCGCTGCTGGCCCATGGCTTTCGGAACCAGTCGCGAGGTCCTCCTGGTTCTCCTATTGGAATAATCTCGCCTATGTCTTCGCTTCCAGTCTCGTTAGTGGCGGTCGCGTCCTTGCTCCACCTTAAGACGCCAGTAATGAGGTCACCCTCGGCTGCGATGATGTCGTTGTTATACTTCAGTGTCCACTCCGCTACTTTTTTTCTTTTAGGTTCTTTCCAGCCGCTCGCCCAAACTTCCTCCTTTGATTCATCAACATCTGGTGTGCTCGGGTCATCAGGGAGTCCGCTGTCCTTATCGGCCAGTTTTCTCCTCGTGTCTCTCCAGCCATACCAGCCATGGAGGGTTACAACATATCTGTTTTTAATCCCCATCTCATCTCGCACATATGTTAAAAGTTTCTTAAGGCCCATCTCCCATTGCTTTTCTTTTCTAATCGTCATTCCGTTAGCGCCACCAAATATTATTACTGAGTCATAGTCTTCTGCCTTTATACATCCTGAATTGACGTTTGCCTGCAGATGAGCAAGTATTGATTTCTTCCCTCCGGCCAATAGCATACTCCCCTTTGCCACCCTGTCCAGATCTAAATTTCCACTAGGTTTGCGATTTAATCTCTCATGGCCAGCCCAAGTTTGCTTGCCCGACGCAAAAGAGGCCCCGAGGGCCAAGACCCTCGACTTGTTCGCTCCAGCTCTTGATGGTATAAAATAGTTGTCGCAGCCTTCGATCACCGGTGAGGGCGCTTGTTTTAAATTATCGTTAGTGGGCACCGTTACACGGGGGGCGGCTG